TAGCAACTACTTACTGTGCAGCGATGGGAACCATTGTGGTGGCATTCATGGCGGCACAAGCGTATGTGCGTGGCAAGGCAGAGGGATGAGTCTGTTCAATCCTTGGGTGCTGTTAGGCATCCTTTTAGCGGTAGTAGGTTCATTTGGTGGTGGTTATCTCAAGGGGTCAGATGATGAGGTCACTCGCCAGCAACTTGAGATTGCTGCGCTAAACGCTGAAGCTAGGGTAAAGGAACAAGCCCTCATATCTGCTATCCAAACACAGTCCACCAAACTTCAAAAGGCAAATCAAGATGCAAAACTTGCTCAACAAAAGCGTAATGCTGATATTGCTTCTGGCGCTCTCAAGCTGCGGGTTCTCCAAGCCCCCGTCTGCCCCGTTTCAACCCCCGATGATGCCCCCGTTGCCCCCAGAGATAGCGTTCAAGCAACAGGAGAACTTGACCCAGCGTTTGCTCAATCTCTTGTCGCCATCACAGACCAAGGAGATGCAAACACCCGTCAACTGAACGCTTGCATCGATGCGTACAACACTGCTTTCCAAACCATTAACCAAAGGAGTAAACCATGAATCTTTCGCCTAATTTCACACTTGAAGAACTTACACACACTGACCACCGAGAGTATGACAATACGCCTAACGATGTAGAAATGGCTAACCTAGTTAGATTGGCTAACTTCTTAGAAGAAGTCAAAGTAGTAGTAGGTGGCAAACCAATCATTGTGAATTCTGCGTTTCGTAGTGCAGAGGTTAACCAAGCAGTGAAATCAAGTGATAAATCACAACATAGGCGTGGGTGTGCAGCAGATATTCGGGTCATTGGTATGACACCAGATCAAGTGGTTAATGCAATCATTGATGCTGGCTTGGGTTACGACCAAGTCATTCGAGAGTTTGATCGCTGGACTCATGTATCAATTCCAAACACTGAAGATGCCGACCCTAGAGCAATGGCGCTAATTATTGATAAAGCAGGCACAAGGGCTTTTGCTTGATCTAACTAAGGGGTACGCTAGTATTTATTTCTTCTAGCGTACCCTATTGTGTTTAAGCTTTAACTGGCTCTTTTTGTGGTTGAGCTATTTTGTTCAAAGGGTTTGTCTCTTTTTTTGCCTTTTGAGCCTTTTCAATTCTTTTATCTCTAGCTACGTTAATTTTTGCAATCAACACTTGATCTCCCATGCAAGCCCTTTGAGCAGCCTCAAAAGCTTTGTCTAGTTCTAAAGCGCTGGCAGAAGCTTCAATTGCTGAAAGGTGATCTGTGATGTTGGTCTTTGGTTTTTGAATAGCATTCCCGTCATCATCCTCTGGTGCTTGACAAGTTGCTGCCATCAGGCTTGCTCTACGAATGTAGGTCAAGCAAGACATAAAACCTTGTGCGTCAAGCTTGGAAGCAGGAAAGAAAAGCTTTCCACAATCTAAGCGTTCACCTGACTCATGCAAAAAACTTGTCTCGCACACAATGCCATCTGTGTGTTCGGTAGTGGTTTGAAACAAGAATATTCCATTGTTGTTTAAAGCCCCCACAACCGAGTCAACGCAAGAAGCAAGGTCAACATACTTAGAACGGAAATGAGGGTTCACAGAGTTCTTCAGGGCTGGCTGAAAGGCTATTTGAGCCTTGACCAGTGCAGAAGCAATGTTGCTAGTGGTTTGTTGCATTTTCTTCTCCTGATTTTGCAATGGCAATTTGATTTTTAAGGCTGCACAACACAACATCAATCAGCGAACTGAGCAGATCGTTGACTGTTTCTTGACTTGCGTTTGGCAGGGCTTGCTCTAAGCTAAATTTTGCGGAGTCATAAGCCTCCTCAAATTCCACTTTAGCGATAAGTGGTGTTGTGGAAAGGTGAATATTTGAAATCATTTATTAATCTCTTTTATTGTTAGTGTTTGGAGTCTGATGAATCTTTCAGGCGCTGCGGGTGTGATCTTTTCAGCAGTAGCCTTGTACCTACGCATAGGCCAAGCAACTTCAAAGTTTCCTGTCCTGCCTCTTTCATTCGTTTCAAGCAACTTCTTGAGTGTGAATGTTTCTGCCTCAACCACATCTTCCAAGTCTTTGATGGTTTGCTTGGCGTAAAGAATTGCTCTGATGGACTCTTCGGAACTTGCAGGAAGGTTGATGGTGGTGTCAGTCCCTTGTGCAAATACCAACTGAGCGTCTGCATTGGACTCAACAGGGTAAGAGTCAATCTCGCCAGTTCGCTTGTACAGACTAAGTCGCTTGTCAAAATCAATCACGGCAGCAGTGATTGCATCTTGGGTAACCTTATGCGGCGCAAAGATAAAGATTCTTAAAGTCAAGCCTTTGTAAAGGGTGCAGACTGCCCCCCACTTGGCATCCATAATCATCATCTGAGCCTGCAACTGGATAGGGCCACGCCAAAGTGGTGGAGTTTCCTCTGCATCAAAGCCAGTTAACTTGGCCTCAAGCACACCAATTCCATCAAGTTGGATTGATGTTTGTCCAACCACAAAGATGCCTTTGTCTATGTCAGAAACAACAGTCTGCCCTGCCCCGTCTGCCAAGCCATCCAAGCTGCAAGCCAGTGGGATGTCTTTTGCAAAGTGAGCAGGATGCTCTAAAACTAAGTCTGTGAGATTCAGTCGTTTAGCAGTTTCGGTAAGGATTGGCCCCTCAAGCAAGTTCCCCCAATCAAACGCTTCTTTTGAAATGGACTCAGGTTCTTGACCATTTATTGCGTCTAAAGTGGACATCAACTCATCATTAGCAGTTGACCATTTTGAGTGACCAAGCAGTGCTGGAAGTCTTGAGGCCGACATCATGTCATTAGGTGTGACCTTGCCTACCATATTGCCACCCACACAATCTGCTGACGATTTGACCTAGCTACACGGCGCAAGCCACTGTCCCGAATCAACCCTTTTTGAGCCAACTTTGCGTACCGAGGTGTCACGCTTGAGCATTTAATGTGGCTGAGTTTGGCCTCAATCTGATCACTGATGCAACCATTGCTGCCAAAGCTTTTGATGGCCTCTAACACCTCAAACTCCAACTTGGTTGGGTCAAGCAAGGCGGCAGCGGCCTTGCTGGTGTCAGGGTCAGAACACCTTGCCATGTTCTCTGGAGAGAAAAGGTCTGTACAGTCAGCAAAGGGGTTGGATTGGTAGAACTGGCTAGATTGTGTTTCCCTACTTTGGAGGGTTGCTGGGCGCTGTAACGTAGTCATACAGACCCCCTAATCACCAGTGACACAGTGACATAGAGACACAGGCAACCAGCTATGAAGATCAGAACTAAGTCAGCCCTTGAATTACCATCATTTTTGGGCTTACCAAGCAACGCTGTCTGCAACCGAATTGCATCTTCATCCATCGCCAAACTGTGTGATACCATCGAAATTGGATGGGGCGATTTACTATCCAAATTTATAAAAGTGTTACTTTTTGTATTATCTTCAGCAACACTAAATGTAGTATTTAGGGTCTTTCTTACCCAAATATACATCGTATTAAACTGATTTTTGGTGTTTGAAAACCAAGTAACCAGCTTAAAGCGAGAAATTATGCTTATCGTATTCATGCTCACTCCTATAAAAAAAGTTTAAATACCAAAGGATTAACCTCGTTTTGACACCACAGGTAGTGTCCAACTCACCGCCGCAATCAGTTTCATTTCTCCTTAGAAGTTAGTTGAAAGGACTTCACTTGGACTTTTGTCTTGGTGAACTCATGCCTTGCTGAAAGCACTTGAAGAACATCATTTTGGTCTGCATTTTCGGCTATTTTCTGCAAAGCCTTTGCAAGACTTTCTAGCTCGACAGCAGCCCTTTTTATGTCTTCCAAGGTCAAGATTTGGATGTCAATTCTGCAATTGACTCCCCTGCCAGATCGGCCTAAAAACTTGGCTAATTCGTGCCTCTTTTGGGCGGTTGCAGAAAGTGTTTTTGAGCCAGAAATATCGTCTTTAAAAGTCTTCTTTTGTACGACTTTTTGGCTTGATACAGCGTTGCTATTGGAAGTCATAAGACCCCCTAAACCCAAGGAATGAATCACAGGGTTTACCCCTTAACTTGGCACAGATCGTGCTGAGAGAGAGAGAGAGAGAGAGACACAGACCCATACCATGTTGACAAACAACTGTCAAACTCTTTCCCTGCCCTGCATATAAAGTCATCATCAACGTACCCCTAAACGAATGAGCAAATTCCTGACCTGAGAAGCGTTCCAACTGTCGTTACCCCGAAAAGTCTCAGCTCCCCTAGACTCCAGTGCCGAGGCCACTTCTCTGTAGGTTGCGTCCTGCTTCTTCTTCAAAATAAGCGTCACTACTGGCAACAATTTCTTGCTAAAAGCCTCGGCATTGACCACCATCTGCTTGCCCCTTGCCTTGCCGCCAACCAGAGGCTTGGGAGTCCCTAGTTTGATTCCACTTGAGATCAAAGCTCCCAACGCCTCTTTGGTACGCTCCGAAATCTTGGCTCTCTCAAACTCCGCAAACTGCAGTCTCACCCGCAACATATCTCTGTCAATTTCCAACATATCCAAACACTTGAACTGGACTGTGGACTCACACAACTGCTCAATAAAAACCCTGTTCGTGATCAACCTGTCAATATTTGGAATCAACAAGGTTGCTTTTTGTCTAACCGCCAGCTTGATTGCCGCATCCAACGCTGGCCTGTCCAACATTGGCGAGGTTTCGATCTCTGTGAACTCCCCCACCACTGTGGCTGGTTGTCTTTCAGCAGCTAACTGCCTGTCAACTTTCTTCTTCTGGGTCGTCAGGGTTTGCCTGACAAGACCTTGTTTGTTCATCACCAATCTGTTGTAAACAACGAATTTCATATGTGCTTTCGAAAATGATAATTACTTGTATTTCGCTTAGAAATACCTGATTACCCTATTGACACCAGAACGAGTTTTTTGTAAATGTTTATTTGCCAAATGACTGCCCTGTATAGCCCTCTGCAATACAAATCATAGCACATTGCTATTTGCACAGTTTTAATTTGCAATTTATTTATACTAGAACCGAAGAAGCTCATCAGATGATCTTGTTAGGCAAACATTAAAAGTTGCGGTTTAGGGTTTTCCATATAAATTCAGTGTA